TTAGATAGCGGATATAGAGAAACATAAAATCCAACGGGACATGGTTGTCCACCATAAACATCAAAGAGTTTTAGGTATGCAGAAAATTTATTTGAGGTTATATCAATATTACCAGATGACACATTTGATCGTAGGTCAGTAAGATCAAACTTCAATAGAATTCTTGATAGTTCAAGATTCGATTGTGACCCAGAACTTGTGACACCATACAATTTAAAGAGATCAAGTGTACCTGCATATCCAACATTTGAATGATATGATGCAGAGATATCACCATCAATTACACGATTAGTAATGTATGTATCACCTATTGCTTGATAAATCTTATACATAAGATTGCACTCCCAATGATGTCAAAATCAGGAAACTTTAGTTCAAATATCCCACCATCAGGTGGAAAAATGAAACCACGCTTCGTTGCAATAGACATATCATAGATAACATTTGAATACTGACGTCCACCATCAGTACCTGACAATGATGTGAATTTAATTCCAATAACAGATTGAACACCAATCACGCCTGATATCAGCTTATTCACCTCAGAGATATTAATTGGTTGATCAATCTGAAAATTATTCACATCAAAATATGTCTTTATTTCTTGTAGTATGTTCTGTAGAATTGTACTCTTGTTAAGAACAGGATCAGATGATATCTCAAATTCAATTTTAAAATTGACAATTGTAGAATCAAGTATATCAATTGCATCAGAAATCATACGATATGGTGCAATATAAGTAACAAGGTTCTTTTTCAATGTGTCAGGTGATATAATAAGATGATCATCTTTTGATACGATAAACAATTGAGTTGCTAGTGGATTTCGTGGATTAGCACGAACAGCTGCGCGGAAGACTCTACCGAAATTCGTTGGCAGAGTAAGAACTCTTGCAAGCAAATCTTCTTTTGTTACTACTCTCTCTTGTGCAGAGATCATTCCAGGAATTTGAGATTTTAGATCATCAATTGTTGGCGGATCATCACCACCGACTGCTTTATAAAAATTCGTTGTCTCAACAGAAGCTCTTATTATTGACTGTTGTGATGCAGTTATTGAACCAGTAAAATCAATCCCAAGAGTAAGAATATTCCTTATTGCACCAACAGGTGCATTATGATTTTTCCCGCCACCATAACGATACTGAATTGTCAGTGTCGTATTTGTAGTCGCAATCCCAAGTGTTTTTGTTGTAAGAAGTTGATAAGGATTCACAGCAACACGAGAGAATGTTGTTGAATATGGAATTGATATTGCAAAATCGAGTGGATCAGGAACAGCATCATCACCAGGTGATAGTGATGATCCACCACCGAACGTCAATGTAGTTGATCGAGTTGCAAGATCGGTAGACTTTATGAAACGATAGGGCGCAGGAATAATTTTGATTCTCTGATTGACAAGTTGTGAATCTGATGATGTGTTATCAACATTTGCATAAACATGATCATTTGTCAATGAAGAAACTTCATAATATATGTTTCCATATGAATCATACACTTTCATTATTTGTGAAACATTAGGAAAATCAAGTTTTATTTTCCTGAATGGAACAAACGTTGAACCAATCGTTAGTGACTGTGAAGTCTCAGTACCAGAAATACAAATCCCATTCAGTGACATGATATAATTGACAGGCGTACCACTTGATGTACGATCACCAATTTTAATATTCGCTAGAAAAGAACCATTAGAATCTTTTGTAGAAAAATCAACGTCTTCAACGAGCGTGTATCGAATGCCTGTAGAAGATCCTACAATTGTTTTATAAGCTCGTATAATAGGAATTGCTTCAACTTGCGGAGCGTATCCGCCAGCATAAAGTGCAGCAGGAACTTTCACAAAGAATGTCTGTGAAACAATTGCAGGTGAAGAACCAATTATTGGAACACCCGCTTTCCTGAGCAAGTTCTCTATATTTGCATTCTCTACCGCAGTATCTGAATCAAGTTCAGCATATTGATGATCAAGATAATATGACATATTATCACCAACAGCAACTGCAAAATCAAGAAGCCGACCTCCCAAACCATTTTCAGAGAAATCTTGTATTGAGTTTGGATAATACGTTCTTGCATAATCAACAATTGTTGATCGTAGTTGATCGAAATCTTTTGCAAGATAACGACGTTGACGTATCTCTTTCTGATTCTGCTTCACAATATTTGACATTTAGTTCTCCATATAATATACATCGTAGATTCAGTTCTACCACCTCATCATAAACTGAAATTGATGGAACGTCATATGTGATAATAATTTTCATATATGTAACTCCTGTATTGATAACTTCCTGTTCAGAAGGAAAACTGATACCATAATCTTTCAAGAGAATATATGGCATCCATTTTCCAACAGCACGCGAGATTCTCTCTTTAATATGTTCATCAAATTTATCATCAGTAGTATATTCAAAAACAAGAGGTAGAATATTCGCACCATATGATTGTCTCATGAGACGTGTGCCATAATTTGTTTGAAGTAGATTCTTAAAATTATCTTTTATGAAACCACTCACCGTTTTATGAGTAGCAAAAATTTCATCAGAACCCTCACGAAGAGGAGTAACAATTCCATATGGAATTGAAACAGTTGGTTCAATTTTTTGTTCTTCGTACTTCTGAAGAGTACGCCCAGTACTCTTAAACGTATAACCCATATCAATAAATTGGTATCATGTAATGATATCGTACCATCATCAACAGATATTCTCTTCTTGTTTGCTGCAAATATAACACCATTGATTGTCCCACTAATTTCAGCTTTTGTAATTTTATCATCTGAATTCTTATCATATGCAGAGTTCCAAATATAGCCGAGTTCATTTGATGCTTTATCAATAACAACTGCAGATGGAGCTATACCAACCGCAGAACCATAAAACACAGCAAGATATGTATCCTCTATTGTCTTCAGTTTAATTTTCCCATTCGCAGTTGCTTGTTGATAATATTTTTCAACATATGTGAGTTGTTCTTCTGCAGTCATTGAAACAAGCGCTTCAATTGATGTGCCAAGATTAACAGCTGTTGATTTCAAAAATTGTATCAAACCAACAGCACCAGATTGATTATTACGAACTGACGCAGAGAATGTTTTTGCAGATTCAAGTGATATAACCGCAGCAATCCAATCAACTGGAATGTCAAGGTTCTTTGATATTTGTACCAATCTTCTTCTAAAAGTTGGGGTTGTTTTCTCAATACCTGCAACTGCAAGTATTGTATCAGATGATTTTGTTGGTGGATTTTCTGGATCTTTTACTTCGAATTTCTCACCGAGTTTTCCAACAACACCTTCGCTTGCAGAACCGAGCATAGCACCGGTTGCCGCAATTACAAGACACTCTGCAGTCTTATTAATAAGAACTTTATTTATTGCGATCCGGGTCAGTTGGGAAGGATCAGCTTTGCCAAACAACTCTGCGTCTCTTACGGTTTCACAAATCGGTGAGAAATCAAAAGAGAATAGCTTTATTGCAATTTCTGGTATTTTAAGACAGATGTTCAAGAATAGATCAGGCAACTTAAGATACCAAGAATAGAAAATTTTTAGATCAGGTAGTGATATGTCAATATCAAAATTTGGAAGATTAATTGATGGGATTGGTGGTGGGATAGGTGGATTAAGACTGAGACCATATTTCAACACAAAATCAGGAAGAATAAAATCTGGAAATGGTATGAGGAAATCAATTGGAAAATTTACTTTTGGTACGTCAATACCAAGTGATATTGCAAACGCAATCGGATCGAAGATAATAGGGAAGAATGGATGGCCGCCTTTAATATCTAGTGCATTTGCAATTGCTTCATAATTACGTAGACCTTGTGAATAAAGTTCTGCATATTTGTCTCTATCTCTTAGATCAATTCCTGCAAATCCAATTGGATTCAATTGTGGCAAACAAGGGAATAGTGAGGGAACACCAATTGAACCGAATTGAATCTCACGTTGAAGATCTTCAATAAATTTATCTTCTGCAGTCTTTGACAATTTTCCATTAACAAGAACACCTGCATCATGTTGGGTATAACCAGGCTTTGTTGATGGCATTTATATCACTTCACTTTCACTTTCTTTGACCAGACACCTTGACCTGCAAAACCTGTACCACCTGCCAGACCACCCATTGTCGTTGTGATAGGTGGCGCAGTAACTGTACCATTCTCTGATACAACACCAATATCAGTTGCAAGAATTGCCTTATCAGCATCTTCGCCACCAAGAAGAAGATAACCTTCATTAGACGGTTTCATAATAATATCTTTGCCATTCATAATAATTGATGAAAATTTACCTTCATCAATCTGATCAATCAACTTACCATCAACAACTTTTGATCCAATATTGATCAATTCAATATCTTTTCTAATAAGTATTCTAACTCTATCTGCTTTAATAACAGCAGCGCCATATGATTCATCAACATCAACAATTCCTACTTTTTTACTAAATGATGCAATTCCAAGACGATTATCAATTTGTGAGTCTTGAGTCAATAGTATTGTAACACGATCATTTATAATATCTGGATCTCCTTCATCTTCTGAAATTGATGAGTATGATTTATCAAGTTCTTCTCTATCAAGCGTATTCTTTACTTTCAAACCACTCGTACGTGGAGTCTGTCCACGACCGACAACGAATTGCATTTCACCTTTATTCGATCCTGATTCGTTATCTGACAATCTATATTTTATAGAACCAGTTTCATCATTTGATTTCTCACCGATTCTACCTGATCTCTCTGAACACATTACAAATAGCGTGTTATTTGTTCCTTCAAATGAGATATCACCAGGTCTCTTCTTGAATCTTGGAACTGCTTCATAATTTGTCAATTGAGCAGCTGATGTTGTAGTGATCAATTTCTCATATATTTGTGGATCTTCAGAAGAGATTGTTGACGTTTCTGGTTGTGAAAAACGTGTACCATCATCATCTTTCTGTGGAACACCAATTTGAAAATCGTAAACGGGTTTATCATCACCTGCAAATTGCGAAGCAGTTGTCGGAAAAAAACTTGGATCATAATTTCGCGGTGCATGTGTATAATTTGGGTCATCTGCTGGTCCTGGATCGTTCACTCGAGAGATCCAGAATGGCGTCATTGATGTCTTCCGAGTTGACTCAAAGAAAACCCAAACATGTTCACCTGGTTTTGATGGAAGAGCGAAATGAGATGGAAAGAATGGAAATGCAAAGAACGCTGGTTCCATTGCTGATGCGCCATCTCCAAGAACACGTTTTACAATGAGTGAATTTCTTGGCAGAACTTTAGCATATTCCCAATTAACTACACCATACTCATGTTTAAATTTTTCAACCATCTCATCATTAATTGAATACGGATCTGATATCACTTCAATAATAACATACCTCAGAAATTGTGGTATTCCAACATTGTTAGCACTTTGACCAAAATATTTCTCATAATCAAATGCTTCTTTTGAATTACCTTCAATTGCTGATTTTACATAATCTGGCATTAGTGTCTCTCTTCACTCTGGTTCAACTCATCATAAAAATCATCAACGGTACGATTATTATCCTTTTCAACAGTAGAATTAATCAATTCGGCAAGTCTGAGAATTTGATCATTTGACCGTGTCATCTTCTCAATATATGTTGCCATTGACTTCCCGTGAATTGCATGTTCACTTGAATCATCGCCAGTGATTCCTATCAATTTTTGCAATTGCTCTTCTGCATATTTTCTATCAGAGATTGCGTTGTGATAAATCTCTAGCCAAAGTTTCTTCTTATTCTCAGAGACTTTTATAGATTCAAGTAGAGCACCAAGGTTCTCAATCTTCTGCTCAATTTTCTCGTCAACATTATATTTTTTCATCATCACCCTTCAATAGTTCTTTTCTTATCGACCTGTAAGATTTCTTAATATTCTGCATTGCAAGTGTCATCTGTTTATTCGAAAGTTGCGTAATTTCTCTCATATAATTCATAATTGCTGTTTTCGTTAGTATGTCAATATCTTGTGCATGTTCATAAATAGTTATTACTGCATTAATACATTTCATCTCATTTTCATTTTGTATCTTATGGCGTACCTCATACAAGATATCAAGTCGTAGACTCTTCAATGACAAAGAGGCAAGTTCATTCTCATGACTCTGAACCATATTATGTTCATTAATCATGTTCTGATCTTCTTCTGTTAGCTCTTCTGAATCATCAAGAGATATTGTGTTCTTTGACTTTGTCGCACGCTGTTTTGATTTCACAATCAAAAATCTCTTTGCAACAACATTAAAATATGAAAACGCATTTGTTCCACGCGAATTATCAAATTTAGATATTGCCTCAAAAAGAAAATTGATGCAATCATTTTTCAACTCTTCATAAGAATCATAACTCATAAATTTGTAAATATTAATCAAGTTTTCAACAAGCTTATCAAAAGCGGGATGTATTTCACTGATATATATCTTATTCTTCTTATTGATATTCTCCTCAGCTTGCCAACGTACAATTGCTTCTTGAGTTTCTTGCGTAAAATAATATTTGTCTTTTTGTCCTGAACCTCTTGTTTTTCTTTTTGCAGCCATAAATTTTCTCTCTCTCCTTCGTCTTCTTCACTTTCATCATCACCTGCAAGAACTTGCGCAGTATACAACAACTCATTTCTTGCCATCTTGATTTCATTTATTGCTCTTCTAATAAAGGGTTCATCAAAAAAGATAGGATGTGAAACCGCAGCATACGTTCTTGAATATACTACGTCAATTGTATCAAGACATGCTTCAACTCTTCTCTGCAAGACAAGTATATCAGTTCCTCGATGTATTATCAACTGTACAAAGAAAAGTACAACGTCAATAACCGTGAGGAAAAGGAAGAGGATAATGATATCACATATCATAGATACAAACCCAATTTTTCATCATAAATATTCCGTATTGACCTTTGTGAATATTTCTCTCGTA